AAAGGTGAGATCCATGACTTCTGGTGTTGGGCAGATTCAGAAGACCAAGCGTTCTTGTTCTTCTGCATCCGCTTGGCGGAGAAGCTGGGGCGGATTAGATCCTTCGACGTTCGCCACTATTTCTATGACTCTAACAAGTATGAAATAAGAAAGGAGGTGATAAAGGATGGAGGAGATGAGAAAGCAGATGAAAAGGCTAATGAAGGCTGTTGAGCCAGAGGCTCACACCTCACTGGATTGTGAGATGAGTACATTTAGTAGGGCTGCAGGCATAAGCGTAGTAGAGGAGTATATTGCCTATATTGGCCCCAACTACAATCATAAACGTCCTGGCATTATCAGACACTCTGAATCCCCATCTTGGGCTGTAGACGCAGTCGTCGACGAGTATAACGCATTCGAGAAATTTAGAAAGGAGAACGCATGATCCCTATCCTCTTCCATCCTTCCCATAAGATCGTGGATAGCACTAAGCTCCAAACATACATGGAGTGTCCTCGATCTTACTTCTATGAGTACATCCTTGGTTGGCGTCCCGAAGTTCCCAACATCCACCTTGAGTTCGGGAAGGCTTGGCATCTGGCCATGGAGCACCTTATCCTCCACGGCTACGAAGCCGAGTCTATTCGCGACGCGCACATTGCCTTCTTGATACACTATCGCAAGTTCTTCCCTGAAATGATGGACTTAGATAATGCTCCAAAAGATCCAAATAATGCCCTTCGTGCGCTCGTAGGCTATGCCCTTGAGTATAAGGATGATAACTTCAAACCTATATACACGGAGATCTCTGGAACTGTACCACTGACAGACAAGCATATCCTTCACTTTCGTATGGATTCTATCCTCGAAACTGAAGGATCTATAAGGAGCAGAGAGCATAAGACTGGCTCCACAGTATCCAGACAATGGACAGACCAGTGGTCCTTAAGTATTCAGACCTTCGTATATAACCATGTCTTATGTTGCCTATACCCTCCAGAGCGCGTCTGGGGCGTGGAGATTAATGGGACCTTTTTCCAAAAGAAAGAAAATAAATATCTCCGCGTTCCCGCTAGACGTAACCTAGACATGATGCAAGCCTCATACTGGAACGTAGTCCACGTCATGCATCAACTCGATTTCGATATGAACTTATTGTTCAATGAAGCCAGCGACTCCGACGCTGTGATGATGTGCTTCGCTATGAATCCTACGAATTGTACGAAGTACTTCGGCTGTCGCTATCACGACTTCTGCCTTGCGTGGCCAAATCCACTTCGTCGGTGTGAAGAAGTTCCGCTTGGCTTTAAGACGGAGTATTGGGATCCTTCACTCGAAGACGCAAAGCATCGCTTTAATTTGGAAGGGAGGAGTTAACAAATGGGTATAGATATTAAAAAAGAGTTCGAGGATATTAAGAAGATGTATGATTCTCATGAGCGCAACAAGAGCTTCAACGCTCTTGTCTATGGACCTATGGGCTCGGGGAAAACAAACTTAGCCCGCACCTGTCGAGGTCCTGTGCTTATTCACTCCTTCGATCCCGGCGGAACCAAGACAGTCCGAGACGAGATTGAGTCGGGAAAGATCTTTGCCGACACTAGGTACGAAGACGAAGATCCCCTTAAGCCTTCCGCGTTTGAAACTTGGGATCGTGAGTACCATCGCCTCAAGAGCGGTGGCCTGTTCGATAAGATCGGCACCTTCGTCATCGACTCTGCTACCACATGGGCCTCTGCTGCCATGAACGTGGTCCTCAAACGTGCTGGGCGCTTAGGTAGTCAACCTTTTCAACAGGACTACCTTCCCGCTATGGTTCTTATCGAGAACGCAATCAAGGATATGACTACGCTCCCTTGTGATTGCCTTCTCATCTGCCATGAAGACTCCGATAAAGACGAAGCATCAGGAAAGATGTTCGTCGGCCCGCTGTTTGTAGGGAAACTTAAGTATCGTGTTCCTATCCTTTTTGACGAAGTCTATTATGCCTGCACAAAGGAAACAAGCAGCGGTGTGAACTACCACCTGTTAACCCGATCAACAGGATTATACAAGGCGCGAACACGCCTTGGGAAAGGAGGTCTATTCGAGACATACGAAGTGCAAGACGTAAAGGCGTTGCTTAAGAAAGCCGGTTATGACACAAGTGATAAACAAATCTAACAAATGGCGTCGACGACGCAGAAAGGAACGACAAATGAGTTTTCTAGGACATGATTTCGACAACGTATTCGAGCCCAAGAGTGTGAAAGAAGGCGAGTATCAGCTTCGTGTTCTGAATGCACAGGTCAAGCAGAGTCAGAAGACTGGTGGGGATTATATCTCCGCAAAGCTGGAGATCTTCGGAGAGCCTGAGGCCAAAGATATCAACCACGTTATGATGCTCCCCACTCCGAACGATGATATTAAGCAGAAGAACAAACGCCTCTCGGCTATCCAGAACTTCCTCAAGTCCTGCGGCTACGATCCGTCCTCAATCAGCAATGTCCAGGAACTGGTCGGCGCCACTTGTTGGGCGATTCTTGTGGAAGAAGCTGATCCGGAGTACGGTATGCAGAACCGGGTTCGTAAGTTCGTTGCCGGCCGCTAATTTGTAACGAGGTAGGGAAAGGAAGTCATAGCCTTTTCCCTACCTCCTTTTATGAAGGGCTTAACAACAAACGCTTCATTCAAAATTCGAACGAAGGAGCAATCATTCATGGAGAAACGCAGATTATCTATTGAAATCTCCCTCGAAGACCAAGTTCGTATGCAGAACTTGGTTCCTTGGGGAGTCATGGGAAGGGTCATGCGGCTCCTTCTAGGCCAAGTTCTGGACATGGTTGAAGTCCACGGGGACGTAGTACTGGGCGCCTTCCTTACAGGCAACCTTAACGTCTTCGATGCCTTAAGGAAAGGAGGACCAAATGGATCTATCGGATCTGAGACAAAGCATATCGACACTAACTGATGAACAACTCTTTGTCCTACTCAAGGACATAAGAACCAACCGTCGTATTCCAAAGGCTGGGGCAAAACATAGGAAGGCTACTAACAAGAAACCCTCCCAAGACATTAGCCTCGATGCTCTCCTCGCATCAGCCTCTCCTGAACAATTGGAACAACTTATCGCTCAGCTGGAAAAACAAGGAGGAAAGCAATGATAGAATTAAGAACCATAAGTACAAAGCAAATAACCTTCGGTGACCGCTTTCGGGATGAGTATGGTGATCTCGATATGCTCGCCGCCTCACTTAAGAAAGAAGGCCAAATCCAGCCTCTCGCCGTTAAAGCTCTTGGCGACGATAAGTACTTCCTCCTCGCTGGTGGTCGACGCTTCAAGGCTTGTGAGATCGCAGGCATCACCGAGGTCGCTGTCCGTGTGTATCCCGAAAGCTTATCCGAAATGGAGATGCGTAGTATCGAGCTAATGGAAAACGTAGCACGTAAGGATCTCAGTTGGATCGAAGCTACGAACCTTCGTAAGCAAATCCATGATCTTCAAACTGAAATTCATGGGAAGAAAGTCAGCACCGCTCCCGGCGCCGAGGGCGTATCCCAAGCTGACACTGCCCGCTTGTTGGGTATTAGCCCTGGGGCCTTAGCAGATGACATTAAACTCGCTAACGCCGTCGAAGTATTCCCTGAACTTAAAGGCGCAAAGAACAAGTTCGAAGCTACTAAGATGCTCAAGAAGCTGCAGGAAGAAATCGTTATGGCGGAGATCTCCTCTCGTATGCGCTCTCGCCAAGCTGAGACTCCAACCGAACGTCTTCGTGCAGATCTTATGTCGAACTATATCCTCAAGGACTTCTTCGAGGGTGTTCGTAAGGTTCCTGATAATAGTATAGACATTATCGAGATCGACCCGCCATATGCTATTGACCTTAAAAGTATCAAACGTACAGAAGACTCCATGGGATCTTCGACTAAGAACTACAATGAAGTCCCAGTTGAGAAATACCTATCATTCCTTGATCAACTATTTCATGAATGCTATCGAGTTATGACTGAGAATAGTTGGCTCATATGCTGGTTTGCTCAAGAGCCTTGGTTTGAAATCGTATATCAAAGCCTCAGAAGGCAGGGCCTCCAAGGTTCTCGTATCCCAGGCATTTGGAATAAAGAGAACTCCCCTGGTCAGACCATGCAGCCCGCTATCTACATGGCCAACACTTACGAGTGCTTCTTCTACATGCGTAAGGGCTCTCCATCCATAACTCGTCAGGGCCGATCCAATGTGTTCTCTTATAAGACAGTATCGGCTCAGAAGAAGATCCATCCAACTGAGAGGCCTATTGAGCTTGTACAGGAACTTCTCCAGACCTTCGCTTGGGAAGGCTGTAGGCTTATGGTTCCTTTCCTCGGAAGCGGAAATACTTTATTGGCTGCGAGTAACCTTGGCATCACAGCTTTCGGCTACGACCTTTCCGAAGAATACCGCAACGCTTATATCATCCGAGTAAACGAAGCCAAGCCTGGGCTATATAGATCCTATCGTGAGGAGGTCTCAGATGTCCCTTTCTAATCGTGGTAATCAGTGGGAAGAATTCTCGGACAAAGTCCTAATGCATATTGAAGACTACACCGTCATGCAGTATGGTGATAGTCCCGATGATCAAGTTGAGGACTGGACTGCTGAGCAGTGTATAGAAAGCATCCAGCGCTATATCAATCGCTTCCACCGCAACGCTCGTGGACCTGACGAGCGCCTTCGAGATATGAAGAAAGTTGCCCACTATGCTTGCTTAGTTTATGATAAACTCATAATCGAAAGGATTAAAACGTGATACCTAACCCAACGAAGCGCCTCGTCTATCCAGACGGAGATAAGTATAGCAAGGTTGCTCTAGTTGGTGAGGCTCCGGGTGCTCAAGAGGAAAAGCTTGGCCGAGGTTTCGTCGGAATAAGTGGCCAGCTCCTGTTTCGGCTTCTTGCAAGCGCCGCTAATATGACTAGGGCCGATTGCTATGTGACTAATGTTATCAAGGAACGCCCACGAGATAATGACGTAGGGCAATTCATCACTTTCCGCGCTGGAAGAGCCTATCCAACTGCGGAATATACACGTTATGAGCAAGACTTCTATAACGAAATCGACTCTGTGAAGGCTAACGTAGTTGTGGCTATAGGCAACGTCGCTCTCTATGCGATGTGTCGAAAGATAGGAGTCACTAAGCAGCGCGGATCTATCCTTTCCGACTGGAGAACAGGCCGCAAGGTTATCCCTATTATCCATCCAGCTGCTGCCTGTCGACAGTATACGTTGACGCATACTTTATCCCTCGACCTTAAGCGAATCAAAGAGGAATCCGAATTCCCTGACATTCGTCTACCTTCGAGGAATATAAGAATTGCACCTTCTTTGTATGATAGCCTATCCTTCCTTAACCTCTGCAAGGCTTCACCCATTGTAGCATTCGATATTGAAGTGATGCGGGAGGAAGTGTCGTGTATATCTTTTGCTATATCACCTTACGACGTTATAAGCATTCCCTTTGTAGGAAAAGGCGGAGACTACTTCACGGTCGATCAAGAAGCTAGCGTCTGGAGAGCTATAGCCAGTATTCTTGAAGATCAGAACATTATGAAAGTGGGGCAGAATATAGTATTCGACTCCACCTTTCTATTCCGCAAGTATGGTATTAGAACTAGGCCCGTCGAAGATACAATGATTGGGCAGGCTATGATGTATCCTGATTTTCCTAAGGGTCTAGACTTCATCTGCAGCATGCATACTAAAGAACCATACTACAAGGACGATGGGAAGAAGTGGTTTAAGCTTGGTGGCTCTGAAGAAGACTTCTGGATCTACAACGCCAAGGACTCAGCCATCTGCCTCGAGGCTCTCCCTCGCATAAAGGCTGACCTCACGACCATTAATAACCTTGACGCCGTCGAGTGGCAAACGCGTCTTGTTGAGCCTCTTGTCTATATGCAAGACCGAGGCATCAAGGTCGACGTCAAGGGTATGCGTGATGAAGCCGAGCGCGCGGGGAAGGAGATCGAACGCTATACAGCACTCCTCAACACAATGGCAGGTTGTACGCTTAACCCTAACAGTCCTGCCCAACTTAAGAACTACTTCTACAAAACGAAGGGAGCAAAGCCATACTATGATCGCAAATCTGGCACTGAGACCACAGACAAAAATGCTCTTAAGCGTCTTAGTCGCAAAGGACATGAAGAGGCTAAGATCCTTCTTGAAATCCGAAGGCTGTCCAAGCTCAAGGGTACATATCTTGATGTTACACTTGATGCCGATAATAGGCTACGATGTAGCTTTAATCCTGTTGGTACGGAATCTGGCCGCCTGTCCAGTTCTGAAACCATCTTCGGTACTGGCACGAATATGCAGAACTTGCCCATGGAGTTCCGAAAATACCTCCTCTCCGACGACGACTGCATGATGTTTAATATAGACCTGAGTCAGGCCGAGAATAGAGTCGTTGCCTATATAAGCCCCGAGCCTGCCATGATCGCAGCATTTGAGAATAAGATCGACGTGCATAGGCAAACAGCCGCGCTTATATTCAACGTTCCTATTGCTGATGTAAGCGATGAACCAGGATCTTGTGAAATCGGGGGAGGTAATTTCTCTCAGCGCTTCTGGGGAAAGAAAGCAAACCATGGGCTTAATTATGACCTTGGGTATAAGACCTTTGCCTTCTATTATGAAATCCCTGAGGCTGATGCTAAGTTTATATGTGAGAAGTACCATAAAGCCTATCCCGGCGTTCGACAGTATCACGCATGGGTTAGGCATCAGCTATCCAAGGACAGAACGCTGACCAACTTATTCGGTCGTAAGCGCTTATTCCTTGACAGATGGGGTGATGGGCTATTTAAGTCTGCATACTCCTACATTCCACAAAGTAGCGTCGCCGAGATAATAAACCGTCGAGGACTCGTGTATGTCTACTACAACCAAAACCTCTTCAAGCCTGTCGACTTACTTCTCCAAGTCCATGATAGCGTAGTGTTCCAAATGAACTACAAACGCTGGTCTTGGGAAGAACAGGCGCGATGCATTATGCTGATGAAGGAAAGCCTAGAAGCTCCCCTTTCTTGGCGTGGCTCGCAGTTCGTGATACCTATTTCGCTCGAAGTAGGCATGACGATGAATAAGAAGAGTATGGTGGAGGTAGCCTACGATGAGTTCGAGAGCGTTGAAAGATTGGCTAGAAGGCTATCTGAAATATACAGACAACAGCGAGCCTCCTTATACGTATAGGCTCTGGACTGGTATTTCTGTTATAGCCGCTTGTATGAAACGCAAGTGCGTTTTGAACTGGGGTACTATTACCCTTTATCCTAATATGTATATAGTATTAGTCGGCCCGAGTGGGAAGTGCCGTAAGGGTACAGCTATGAATCCTGGCATGAAACTTCTTAGAGAAATGGGAATTAAGATCGCGGCTGAGAGCATAACACGGGAAGCTTTGATTCGTGAGTTGAAGCAAAGTAATGATACCCAAGTTGATGTGACCTCTGGCGATATGTTTCTACACGCATCGCTGACTATATTCTCTCAGGAGCTTACAGTATTCTTAGGATATAATAACCAAGCCCTTATGTCCGACCTTACCGACTGGTTCGACTGTCGTGATAGTTGGACATATCGGACGAAGAACATGGGGACAGATGAAATCATAGGCGTCTGGGTGAACCTCATAGGCGCAACAACTCCGGAGCTTCTCCAAACAACGCTGCCTACAGATGCTATCGGTGGTGGTCTTACAAGCCGAATGATCTTTGTATTTGAACAGAAGAAAGGGAAAATAGTTCCCAATCCTTTCCTGACAAAGGAGGACCTTGAAGTCTATCAAGACCTAATCCGTGATCTGGAGCGTATATGCATGATGAGTGGAGAGTTCCAAGTCACTGAGGATTTTATAGAACGCTACATCGAGTGGTACATTGACTATAGTACAAGCGATCCACCTTTTGAGGACTACCGCTTCGCAGGATATTTAGAACGTCGGCCCACTCATTTACTTAAGCTCTGTATGATCGTAAGCGCAAGCCATACAAGTTCTCGCGTGATTAATAGGGTTGACTTCGAGCGGGCCCTTATGATCCTTGAGTTAACCGAAAGAAGGATGCCGCTGACCTTCGCCGGCGTGGGTAAGTCTAATACCGCCGACGTTATGCAGCGGGTGATAGCTGTGGTATCAGCATCTGGAACCATTGAGTTCTCAGAACTCCTTAGACGCTTCTACCAAGACATAGACAAATTTATACTTGAGAAAATGGTAGACACACTTAGATCTATGGGAAAAGTTGAGGTCGTTAGAGAAGGCGATAAGACTATAATCAAGGCACAGGACGAGATCAAATTAACGTAACCTATGTTCGAAATTTGAATGGAGGTGTTATGATTGAATTGCTTACACCCGGAGAGATCTTATTGTTAATCGTAGGCGGTGGCCCTTGGGCAGTTGGACTTCAAGTGCTTGGGACGTTAATAGTTGACGCATATAAACTTTGGCTTTGGAAAGACTTATCGGAGGTGGAGGGATGAATGTAGAAGATCTTGGGAAGGAAGAATTACTTCATGTTCTTGATCGAGTGTCTAATGGTGAGAAGCTGGAAGATGTTCTTACTACTCTAATTCCAGTTAAGATCCAAGTCTTAGCCTATCGCGCTCATATAATGCTCTGTCCTCATACAGAGCATAACGAAGAAGGTTGTACATACTACATCGACGAGACTAACCCAAATAAGTGGAGGCTAGAATCTCACTCGTTCTGGGCAGATTATATTCAATACCTAATGGAGAGTTGCAAAGCTAATGAGGAGAACATAAGCAAGGCCTTTACTTGGCTCGGTGATGCGCTCTTGAACCTCGAGCGCTACGACCCTATCACTAAGGCCGTAGCACTCGAGATTATAGAATCCTTTGCAGCTAATCGTAGTCTTCCTCAGTAGGAAACATTTCTAACACCTCCGGCCTACGAGCTATCTCTGCCATTAGAGTAGCTCGTAGATCCGGAGGAAGCGCAGACGTCTTGATCCTTCGCTTAAGCGATTCTCCACTAACACCATACTTTATCGCCAAGTCCAGCGTGCTTGAGGGAATCTTTTCTCCTCTAATAATAGCATGCATGAACTGGTTAAGGACTCTAGTCCTTATGCCTCCATACTTTTCATCACGTCTGGCAAGGATTCTCTCCTCCGTCCTAACACGATTGGCTTCTATGCTCTCCGTTCCCGCTATGCTTTGTGCAATAAGGGCTGCACCACTTTTGATCTCATATAACTTATTCCCTCTCTCATCCCTTACCCAATTATCATCACTAACTGCATAGTCCCATACTTTAAGCCAATGCTTAAGGATAGGAATAACATCGCCTGCCTTAATCATATCCTCCCAGAAAGGTCCGAACTCAGACATAGGCCCAACTACTTTCGTGAATACTTTATTTATGTCTGAAAGTGTAGGCCCCATGATGTCCATAGCACCTGAAGGAAACTGAACTGTCGCAGGTGCTGATATATCAACTCCATACTCAGGCTTAATAAGGCCAGGCAATCCACCTATACCTCTGCTAAGAAGTGGCCATTCCTTATTCATATACTCCTCCGCCGTATCCATAGCCTCTTGCCACCAACCTAACAAGGCCAAAGCAGGCAATGTCCTTGCGATCATAATAGCTCCACGAGGGCCGGCTAAGGACAACTGAAGCGCTGTATAACGCAGCCATTCTTTCGCAGTTAAGTTAGACATAAACTCAAGTTCCTTAATTAAATAAGGCTTAAACTGCAATAACAGTTTTCCCGTAGGCCCACGCATTAACTTAGGAAGATTCGCTACGTTATATGTGAACTGCCATGACCAAACACTACGTAACGTTTCTTCCATCGCTGCATCATTAGATAGCCCTCTCTTCTTCGCCATCAAATACGCAGCAGCGGCACTAACTTCTCTATTGAAGGGCTCAGGCTTCTGGAACATACCTAAAGGCTTCCACACTTCGGTCTTAGACTTAACCGCCTCACCTATATCCATAACTGATACACCAAGCATAGGCTTAATGTCCTTGACGAAGGCCTTACCTTCAGGCGACATAAGAAAACCCATGGCTTCTGTATATGTCTTAGCCCCAGACTTAACCCAAGTATGTCCCTGCCCAGAAACCATATTAACAAAGGCTGCTACGGGCCTATAGCCCAACTTAATATTAGCCTCAAGCTTTCGAGCCTGTGTAACTGCACGACTGTATGATCTATAGGGCCCAAAGCTTATACCCAACCGCCTCATCATTCCTGTATTAGCCATCGACATAAGCAGATCATCAACGAACTTATCAACGCGCCCATAGCGGCCCTTTACATCTTCAATATAATCAAGGATATAATCCTTCTCCCTCCCATTCATATTCTTCATATCCGCCTTAATCCTATCAATAACAGGATCAAGGTTCATCTTCTTCTCCATACTATGAGCATAACTTCGAAGCACAGGGAATATATTCTCCTCTCCGACAAACACATTACTTTTCTCCAACAAGAATGGCGAAAAAGCATCTGTTGGAATGATCTTGAATTTACGCTTAAGGGTCTTTGCTGCAAGGTCCTTCGCCACACCTTTCTCAATCTCTCCAAGGGCTTCTTGTATGCGCTTGGAAAGCCC